TAGAATAGATTCTCTTTCTTTGACTTGCGGTTCTTATATCATCAAAGGACCGTTTGGTTGAATCGGATCATTATATACCAGCGCTTTTAATTTCGATGGAGCAATCAACGTATCGACCGATCCTAGAAACTCACACTCAAACTCAACCTTGAATTGCTGTTCAGATGTGTTTGCAATAGTTTGCTTCTTCCATTTGGCATCTCTTCCGGGAACTTCAGACCAATGCACTTCTGTTGGAATATACTCATTCTTTCCCTTCTCTGCATCATGCCACATACGGTAGAAGTGATTCATACCTTTAGGGGTAGATACTATTATAATCTTTGTTGACTTACCAGATGATATTGTAGGATATACTGAACTAAAGAAGTCATCTGCAATATGATTTGGTACGAAAGCAAATTCGTCTAAGAATATAATATTGAATGTCATACCTCGAACTGCAGCAGCAGACGTAGATGCTGCCATGATCTTAGAACCATTGTCTAGATCCATAGATCCTTTATTCCATGCAACAATACCTTGCTGCATCCACTTAGGTAAGTTCTCATAAGCAATCTGCAATCTACCAAGTAGATCTCTTGCGGTTGCTGCTTTGTTAGCAAGAATACCGATGTTTATATTGTCATTGAATATAGCATAATGCAAAAGATATGATACCGATGTCGTAGACTTACCAGTCTGACGTGGCATCATACAGATATTGAATCTGTTTGCATGAAATCGTTTTATTAGTTTCTCTTGGAATGGCCACATATCAAAACCAACCAGACCTTCGTCCACGTTGACAATTTTGATATATTTTCTGGCAAAGTAAACAGGATCGTCTTTACACTTTAGAAATTCTTTTACATTTTCTTCAGTAAACTGAATTTCAGTGTTCGCTTTTTTTAGATTGGGATTACCAAGATAAACGTCACTGGTTTGAGGCATTTAGCAGTTCCACTTACGTAGTGATTTAGACAACCTATCATCTCCTGTATTGTTAGATGGTTTCTGTCTCTTTCTCATTCCCTTCATTCTAGCACAGAAGGATGCCCTACGCTTATTTCCAACCTTTTTGCTTGGTGCCTTAAGGTCAGATCCCGGATTCTCTCTCTCATAAGATTTTCTTCCTTTTTCATTGAGTCCGCCTTCTTTATTTTTTCCTGATTTTTTTGTCCATGCTGCTCCTTCATCTATCTTTGCCTCCTCGTTTTTTGGTCTACAATCTGGTACCATTTTACCGCCTTTCATTTTCATGCCAACCTTTTTATGGGTCTTCCAACACTCTTGTTGAAACTGGGTAAATGTTTTACCTTCCATATGTGATGGATCACCACCTGCATTTTTTATCTGCTGCATATGTTGAGACTTGGTTATAGTTCCACCGGGATTAGTTTCTCTATACTTCTTTCTAGCATCAGAGTTTTGCTTTATCTTAGTCTTTAGGTTGGTGAGAACATTTCTTACACCATCAACTAAACCTTCATCAGCATACTCATACCCTTCTTTCTTACTGCTATTACCCCAATTTGCAGCACCAACTTTACGACATTTTGATAATGCACCTGATGCATATGCACTTGGCCACACATCATATCTTGCCTTTACTTTCTTATAGCATGCATCTTTAGTGCCACTACCCTTTCCTTTCTTGTCTTTTGCTTCAGACACTGCCTCTTTGTTCATAGAGATCAATTCATTTCTTGCTTCTCTTTTACTTTGTTTGCGGTAACGACCTACCTCTGTGACCTTACCATCTTTACCGTAATGAGTTCCTCTTTTTCTGTTGACATGATCTGTCATCGCAGTGTCAACTTCCTTTGTACTTCTAGCATACTGAGAAGACTTATCTTTTAGGTTTACCTTCTCTTCAATACTCTCTTTCTTCATCCTTTCTTTCGCTGCCTTGAGTCTAGCAAGAAAGTCCTTTCCACCCTTCTCTTTCTTGATCTCATCATCACTCATCTTTTTACCAGACTTGTTCTTGTCAGCATACATCTTACTCTGCATGTCATTAGAACTTGTCAATCTACCTTTACCTTCTGCCATAAAGTCAGCATAGGACTTACCTTCTTTCTGTTGAGACATACCTTGACCTTGAGATATACCTGCTTCCATACCTTGTCTTTGTTGAGGTGTAAGTTTCTTACCGTTCATCATACCAGACTTTAAAATCGCTTTGAGTCTATCTAATTCTGATTCTTCGGTATGCACAGTCGTATCAGTATCAATAGTTTTTACTCCAAGATTTTTATTTTTTGGATTATTTTTCGTTTTATTTACTAAGTCTTTGAGATTGACTTTGACAGGTTTATTACCCTTGCCTCCCATCTCCTGTATTTCAATTGATTCCTTTTTCATTTTCTTTTTATCAGTGGATACGTAAGTTGGTTTTGCAGCATTTGTTTTGGATTGTTGTCCGGGATCTGCTGCTTTCTTTCGCCTTGATGCAGACTCTCTTTCTGCCTTAGACATACTCGCTCTCTTAGAAGATGATACACATTTTGGTGTGCCCTCTCCGGGTTCGTCACTAGCACAAGTTCCGCCTGTCTTGACGTTTACCCAACCAGATTTACCATCTTTAGATTTAGATTTACCGAACCAGTCACGTAAACCTTCCTCACCCATATTTAGTTGATAATTACCTATAGCGTCACCCACATTACTACTGACAGATTGTTTAGTGGTAGTGTTTTTATTTTTGTTTATAGTATTTTTGACACCTGCTACTAGACCATCCTTTTTGATATTCTTAATAGCATTCACTCCAGTCTTTACATTATTGATAGTATTTCTTACAGATTTTCCACCTATCTTTGCATCAACTCCTTGACCTGACTTATAGGTTAGCATCACACTTTCATATGTCTTTACTCCACTTTTGACATACCCTTTACCTTTACTGTCATAAAATTTCACACCTTTTGCTACTCTTTCTTTCTTCTTTGCCATAAATTGATCATCCTTTTTCTTACCTTCTTCTCTTCTCTTTGCTTTTTTTTCTCTAGCATCCTGTGCTTGCTGTGCAAATGTTTTATAATTTATAACCTCATCCATACCTGTTACCTTTACTTCTTGAACAGGAATCTCATAATGTGCTCTCAATATATTATAAGGAACCCCCTTCAAAGGTTTATCTGTTGATTTACCGTTACCATTTTTTAGACCTTTAGGTAATCCAGTGTTAGGATTTCTATCAGATCCATCGTAGTATTTGACTCCTTCAAGAGTTCCTAAGTCCGTCGCTTCAGAAACGCCCCCAGAACCACCATTACCACCATTACCACCGTTACCATTTCCACCACCATTCCCGGAACTCCCATTTGACTTAGAGTTTCCGTTACCGTTGCCATTACCATTGTTTTTAGAATCATCCTCTTGCGGTTCTTGTTTCAAATAACCACGAGCACCTACAGCGTACCCTTTAGGTATTTTTTTACACTTGTTATCAGTGTAGCAATAATATTGTCCCTTCGGGCAAGATTTGGTCATCTTTTATGGATTACTATTTCTTATTTATGTTTCCTTGCTTAATGATCTTTTGCAGATCAGCAGTACTACCAATGAATACAGAGTTATTTACTGTCTTTGGACCACTGCCAGTTGGTTTATCTAGATCATTCATCTTCTTCTGCAAGTCAATTAGTTTATCTGTAGTATCTGCTACACTCTTTATCAACTGCCCTGCAACTTCATATGCTCTTGGGTGCTGTGAGTCCTGACATACGTCTAGAATACCATTGATTGCCTCTTGACCCTTCTCTACAAGGTTATATAATTGCCCTCTACTATACTCATAGTCTGCTTGAGGATCATCCTGCTCACTCTTAGGTTTAGGATTGATACGTGCAGACTTAGTTTTTTCAACTATCTCAGTCTTCACATCCATTGCCTTTTCTAACTCATCAAAGTTTTCCATTATTGGTCAGTACCCTGACTAGGACTAAAGAATTTAGAATCTTGGAAGAAGTCAACATCACTGTTGAATCCAAAATCATCACCCACTTCGATCAATGCATGATCAGCAGCGTTAATAAGATTTATAACATCACCGTTGCTATGCTTCATTTCCTTAGTTCTATATTGACCTCTAGCAACTATGATTGACACATTATCCTTCTCTTCAACTCTCATAACTTCTGAGTTGATTTGAATGAATTGACCTGTAACTAGACTTGCTCCACTTGTTACAGTCATTAGAGTCTTACCAACTTCTAATGTTGCAGCAAGAGAGAGGGTCTGATCTTGATTGTAATCCTTCGTAGCAGTAGGTGTGACA